AGAGCCATGGGGGTCTGCACGAATCACCCTCTCTGTCAAGGTTTTTCTTCACAGTCTCAATGATTTATGCCAATGTGTTGCACTTATGTCACATACCCACGGGTACACGCTAGGGTTGAGTCTTTTGTGATCACATTCGATTCTCCCTATACGTTTTTGTGATCACATTCGATTCTCCCTATGTGTTTTTGTGATCACATTGAGTACACGCTAGGGTTGCATCGGGGGACTCAACCAATGGGGCCCCCCAGATTGTGGGGATTCAACCGGGGGTTGCAGGGTTGACACCCCAGAATCCGGGACAAAAGATTTTGCTCGCAAGATGTAATCCTGCAACACTGAGGTTAATGCACAACACAACCAACAAAAATACCCCAGAATCCGGGACAAAAGATTTTGCTCGCAAGATGTAATCCTGCAACAGTGTGGTCAATGTGCAACACAGACGACACAAATCACACGACAAGACAGAAAAAAGATTCGTTAGATTCCAATAGGTTGTAAAAAAGTTAAGATTTTCATGTAAGACTTCCGAAAAAATGAACTTATATATAAGTAAGACCCTTTGAAGACTCTTAAGTATTCCACTTGAGATTGATACTACTCAGCATAACAATCCTCTAAGTAATATTATTCATCAAGTCATACTGCTCAAGTGGAATACTTAAGAGTGATTCTTTAGAGTCTGGCTCTGCTATGAATAATCAATTATGTGTCGTTAACTTGAGATGCCCACCTAAGCTGCCCGCTTAAGAATCACCTAAGCTACCCGCTTAAGAATCACCTAAGCTGCCCGCTTAAGAATCACCTAAGCTACCCGCTTGGGACTCAGTTAAGACTAAACAAGTTCTGTCGCTGTCTATAGCGCAGACCCTGAGCATTGCGCTTGGGGTAACTATAGGATGTAACCAATGGCAAATAAGCCTCTCCAGAAGAATGCAGAGATTGCCAAGCGTGTGAGGGAACTCACTCGTGCTGGTGTTCCTGTCGGTCAGATATTTGCTGACATTCAGTCCTACGCTTTTGCTCCCGGTTCATATACTACTTTCTATAAGTATTATGGTCAGGACATGGAAGCAGCTAGGGCAGCTATTACTGAAGCTGTTGGTAGTCGGGTTATTAACCAAGCAATCAATGGTGACCCTGAGCAGCCAACGACTTGGAAGTCTCAAGAACTCTATCTTCGTAGTCATGGTGGTTGGTCGCCCAAGTCCACTGAGCAGACTCAGGAAGTCGGGAATGAGTCTGAGGAAGCTGAGAGTGCTGTTGATGCTATGATGAAGTTCCTTGGTAAGTCTAGCGATGAGCCAGACGAGTCCTAAGAGATTTAATGCTGAGCACTTGAGGTCGTTACCCGACGATGATGTCAAGCAAGCATTAGGTCAGTTGACCCCCAAGCAACTAGAAGAACTTCGATACGACTATCACTTTCTAGCCAGAGACAATCAACTACCGCCGGATGGTAATTGGAACGTATGGTTCCTTAATTGTGGTCGTGGTTTTGGGAAGACGTGGACTGGTGTTCAGTGGGTACGTGAGCAGGTCAAAAAGGGCCACAAGCGTATTGCTGCTGTCGCTTCCACCAACTCAGATATTGAACGAGTTCTGGTTAAGGGCGAATCAGGGTTCCTTAATCTTTGCTCGAAATTAGATAAGACAAACCGGGGGGCTGACATGGGCCTCCCTGAATGGTCTCCTACCAAGCGTACGTTGTCGTGGGCTAATGGGGCCAAGGTAGAATTTTACTCAGCCGAAGAACCGGAGCGTCTCCGTGGACCTCAGTTTAGTGCTGCATGGTGTGACGAATTAGCTGCTTGGAACAAAGACCAAGAGACATGGGACATGCTTCAGTTCTGTCTTCGTCTTGGTCGTCACCCTCGCGTATGCGTCACCACAACACCCAAATCCACAGTCCTAGTCAGAAGTCTTCTCAAGGACCAGAAGACCTTTGTCACCACTGGTAGTACCTTCGACAATGCGGCTAACCTTGCTGATACCTATCTACAGGCGGTGAGGGACCAGTATGAAGGCACTCGTCTTGGTCGTCAGGAATTGTATGCAGAAGTCCTAACTGAGAACGAAGGCGCTCTCTGGACTGCTGATATGATTGATGCCTGTCAAATATCCCGAGATGAACTACCCCCTATGGTGAGAAAGGTGGTTTCTGTCGATCCGGCTATCACAAGCAATGTTGAGTCTGACTTGACTGGTATTGTTGTCGCTGGGATTGATGAAGAGGGCATAGGCTATATCCTTGGGGACTATTCCTTCAAGGGTCTCCCAGAGGCTTGGGCTACTAGGTCTATTAACCTCTACCATGAGCATGGTTGTTCTCGTGTCGTCTACGAAAGCAATCAGGGCAAAGATCTCATTCCAACACTATTCAGGACTATTGACCCCAACATCCCATTGAAGGGCGTACATGCAAGCACCGCCAAGATCGCCAGAGCGGAGCCTGTGAGTGCCTTGTACGAGCGTGGTAAGGTCAGACACATAAGAAACCCAGAAGACCCTCTAGCGAGCCTCTCACAGCTTGAGACGCAGATGACAACCTATGAACCGATGGGCCGACAGAAATCACCAGACAGGTATGATGCTATGGTGTGGGCCTTAACGGAACTGATGCTCAAAGGCTTCAGCGCACCTAAACTCAGACTGGCGTATTCCAACAATAGTTCCCTCGGCAGCAGATAATAGGAAACAGAGATGACCACCAAGAAACTTTCAGAGACAGAAGGCAAGAAGATTCTTGGCATTGGTGGTCGAAATGTGCGTAATGGAACCATTCATGCTGACGAATTTATACCTGAACTACGTGGTCGTAATGCTATCCGCAAATATCGAGAGATGCGCGATAATGATAGCACTATTGGTGCTGTTATGTATGCTACTGAGCAAGTCCTTCGGGATGTTAAGTTCATGGTTGTTCCCTCTGACGAGTCTGATTCGCAGGCAGTAGTAGAGGCTGAGTTTGTTGAGAGTGTCCTTGAGGACATGGACCACACTCTGGATGACCACATCTCTGAGGCTTTGTCGTTCCTGACCTTTGGCTTTATGCCCTTCGAGGTTGTCTACAAGCGTCGGGTTGGCCCCTACGAGCGTTCTCCTAAGAAAAACTCGAAGTGTTCTGATGGTCGTATTGGTGTCCGTAAGATTGCTGCTCGTGCGCCTTGGACCATTGATCGCTTTGATGTCGATTACCAGTCTGGTGAAGTCAAGGGGTTCTTCCAGTCCACTGCTAATGTTCTTGGGTCTTCCTACATCCCCATGAACAAGGCTGTCCTGTACCGGACGACAAGTATCAATGGTGATCCCACTGGTCGTAGTGTTCTCCGCAATGCCTACACGTCCTACACTCGCTTGAATACCATCCAGCAATACGAGGCTATCGGTATTGAACGGGAACTGGCTGGTATCCCTCATGCTGAAATCCCCGCTGAGTATCTATCGCCTGATGCGACTGATGATCAGGTAGCCTTCCGTAACAATCTTGAGAGTATCCTCAAGGATGTGAAGTTCAACGAGCAGGGATACCTTATAACGCCATCTGACACTTATCCCGGTAAGGATGGGGAACCTACCAACCAGAAGCTGGTATCCATTCGGTTGATGTCGGCTGACGGTAGCCGGAACATTGACATTGATCCTGTCGTCAAGCGTTACCAGCATGATATTGCTCGTAGCGTCTTGAGCGAGTTCTTGATGCTTGGTGGTGGTTCTCAGGGTTCCTACGCACTCTCGAAGAGCAAGACGGACCTATTCCTCCGCGCCCTTGAGGCATACATTCAAACCATCGTAGATGTTCTCAACAAGCAGTTGGTTGAGCGTCTCTGGCAGTTGAACGGTCTTGATTATAAGTATCTCCCCAAGATTGTCGCTGGGGATGTTGCTCCACACGATCTTCGTGAACTTGGCTCCTTCCTGCGTAATCTGAACGGCGCTAACATTGATCTCTCGGACCAGCCTGACATTGTGGATGCTCTGCTTGTCAACGCTGAACTTCCTAAAATCAAAAGACAAAGTGAGACCACCTAATGGCTACCCTTAATGATCGAGTGTTCGACAACGGCTTGACCGTCCTCGACACTGAAGCAAATCGTATTGACATCACCTCCGCTGAAGCAACTACTTATGCAGCGGCAACATCCACACTGACGCTTGGTAACTCCACCTCGCTGTCCATTGGCGCACCGCAAGATCGCTCCGGTGGTGGTCGTGAGGTTGTCGTTGCAGCTATCACTGACGGCTCAGTGACCGGCACCGGCACCGCCACGCACTATGCCATCGTGGACACCAGCAACAGCCGCCTCCTAGCGACTGGTTCTTTGTCGGCATCGCAGTCAGTAACTTCGGGGAATACTTTCACACTGAGTTCGGTAAGCATCGGCATCCCTGATCCTGCGTAATTAAAAGAGGTGTTGACCTATGGTCACTTTAGTAAATAGGGCAAAAGTCAGCACCCCGACTACTGGTACGGGGACGATAACTCTAGGTTCTGCCGTAAGCGGATCCCAGACCTTTGCTGACGCTGGCGTGGCTGACGGGGGTGTCGTGCGCTACGTCATTGAAGATGGCACGGCGTGGGAGATTGGCACCGGCACCTATACGGCCTCTGGCACTACGCTGTCGCGGACGCTGACAGAAAGTAGCACAGGCTCTCTGTTGAACCTCTCGGGGTCTGCAGTGGTGTTTGTCACGGCGGCGGCTGAGGATATTCCCTTTAATTATGCAGAGGGAGCTTGGGGTAGTAACACCGTTGCCCCCCCAAGTGCTACAGGCCCTTATTCTGTCGCTATTGGACGTGAATCATCCGCCACCACTACAAGCGCATCCGCATTTGGTTTTCAATCTGTTGCTTCTGGAACTCAATCGGTCGCAATAGGTGACGCAAGGGCATCTGGAACTAGTAGTTTTGCGGCGGGAATCGGAGACAACAGCACCACTTATGGTGCCAAAGCAACATACTCGATTGCTGTTGGTTATCTTGCCACAGCTTCCAACTTTGGGGGTGCGGCATTCGGGAAAGGTGCGACAACTGCTGTCAACAATTACAATGTTGCTCTTGGAAACAGTTATACAAGTGGGGCTGATGCCTTCGCCGCAGCTATAGCCAACAACACCTCAAGTTATGGCGCTACTGCGACGGGCAGTATTGCTATTGGGCGTCTTTCCAAGGCGACGGGTCAAGACAGTGTGGCCATAGGCCCTTCTGGTATTTCATCTGGACTTGAGTCGATTGTTTTTGGAGATGGTGACGCATCTGGTAACTGGGCTATTGCCATTGGCGATGCAACAAATGCTTCGAACAGTGCTGCGGTAGCTATTGGGCAGGGGTGTCAAGCAGACGCATTGCGAAGTTTTGCGCTTGGCTTTCGCACGGATGTGAATGGCATTACGGGTAAGTATGCTTGGTCTGGAGCCAGTATCTCTGGCAGCAATGATGGCTCGTCTCAAGAAGGGCGCATGGTTTTGACCATCGCTACGACAGATGCAACGCCAACAACGCTGACTACATTTCTTACAACGCCTTCAGCCACCAACCAAATCATCCTGCCCAACAACTCCGCCTACGCGTTTCACGGCACCATCGTAGCGCGTGAGCAAGCATCTGCTGGCACAGACTGCGCAGCGTGGAAAATCGAAGGCTTGATACGCAGGGAAGGATCGGCAGGGACGACCGTGCTAGTCAACTCTGCTACAACTGTTCTGGATAACACACCTGCGTGGGGTTTGGCTCTAAGTGCCGACACGACCAACGGTGGCCTCAAAATCGAAGTAACCGGGGCTGCTGCAACCAACATTCGGTGGGTCGCCACCGTTCATACCTCGGAGGTGACCTACTAATGGCGATCCAGATCGACTTGACCAACTCCCAATACGGCTACCCCTTCACTGGCGCTTACTTCAGGATTGTCACGGCGGCTGTCTCTCGTATGCGTGAGGGCGGGCCGAAATTCACCGTGATGATTGACGTTGCTGGCTATGCCACGGCCACGCCCGGTGACGACACTCGTGAAGTAGACTTCCGCCGCTACCATGCTGATCTGGCAGAGGTGGAAGCTGCGGCTGGAGATAAATTTATCGACCAGTGCTACTCTTGGGTCATGGCGCAGGATGATACGGCAGGCTCCATCGCTGTTTAAATTGAGGTAACCAATGCTCGGCTTCAATTCTCTAGCTTCTGCGCCCCTCGCGGATGACGGGGTTGAATCTCAGGTAATCCATCTCCTGACTGGGGAGGATATCACCACTGGTAGCCCAACAGTTGACTCTAGTAGTATTGCTCAAGAGCATGACTTAAGTCCCGTAGGGATTACTACAGGCAATCCTACAGTTGGCTCTAGTGATATTGCTCAAGAGCATGACTTAAGTCCCGTAGGGATTACTACAGGCAATCCTACAGTTGGCTCTAGTGATATTGCTCAAGAGCATGACCTAGCAGCCGATGACTTGACGACAGGATCACCTGTTATTCAGTCGTCAACGATTGATCAGACACATGTGTTGGCACCAAACGCCATCACGACTGGTCAGCCTACTGTTGGTGCCTCTGACATTGCTCAGGACCACAGCCTCACGCTCACGGCTATCACCACGGGTCAGCTTGTTGTCGGCTCCCCTGAGATTGACCAAGATCACGACATCACGCTTGTTGGGATTGCCACAGGCCAGCCTGTCGCCGGTGCTGGCGCTCTTACTCAAGAACACACGCTTACGGCTGCTAACATCACTACAGCGCCTCCCACAGTAGGTGATGCTGATGCTGTCGTGTTCTCGGGGCTTCTGGCTGATGACATTACTACAGGTCAGCCGACAGTTGATGCTTCTGACATCGCTCAAGTGCATACTATTGCGGGCGATGGCATCACCACCGGACAGCCTATTGCCCAGACTGCCACAGCTGTTATCACATTCACCCTTCTGGGCGATGGCATCACGACTGGTCAGCCTGTGGTTGGTTCTCTGGCAATTAACGCGAGTGGTCGTCGGGTGGTATCTATTACGGGGGATAGCACAAACAGGGTTGATCTTGCTGAACTCTACAATGATGTTGAGATTGGGGAGCACAACTACGCAGTTTACAACAATGAATACAACAGGGTTGCATAATGGCTTTCAGTATTAAACAAAATGATACCTCTCCCTCATTGCAGGCAACCCTTAAAGACGCCTCTTTAAACCCAATTGACCTCACTGGCGCTACTGTGATGTTCCATATGAAGTCCGTAGATGGCACTGTCAAGGTTGATCGCCAGATGACCATCACCAACGAAGCTGGGGGTGTCGTTCAGTATGACTGGCAATCTGGGGATACAGACACGGTAGGAACTTACTACGTAGAGTTTGAAGTTACCTACGCTGACTCTTCCGTGGAAACTTTCCCTAATAACGGCAACAGAGCGGTGTCAGTGGTCAGAGAGTTAAACTAATGCCTACTTGGAGTAAGCTACAGTTCAAGGACAGCCCTCTGTCTATAGCTCAAGGGGAAGTCACTGGACACTCCTACGTACACAAGTTTGGCGCAGTTCCTCAGATGTCAAACAACACTACGGGGACTGTTTGGGATGTAAACGACACAGTTTACCCTTGGGCCTCTTGGGCAACCGCAGGTACTGTTAGCATCCCAGCAGTAAACGCAAGCGACAATGGTAAGACTGTAGCCATCGTAGGGCTTGACGCTAACTACAACCCTCAAACTGAGAATGTAGTCGTCTCTAGTGCTGCTACAGTAACCTCCACCAAGAG